TATCCTGAATAGATCCGTGAATTTTTGTAATAGTGTTAGCAGCCATTAGATCTTAATGTTTTTGAAGAAGCCTTGTTGGGCATCGTAGTTTTTCTTTATTTCAAAATTATCTAGGGGTCTAGAGTAAAACTTGAGACTTCCAATATGCCCACGAAGACCACTGATTATTCCACCACGATCTCCTCCCAAAAAGTTTCCATACTGGTACATGCCATCAGTATACCCACCACCTACAATCCAGGGTGTATAGAATGGATTGAGTAAGGGACCTTGCTTCAGTGTGGTAGGCCCGTCAACAGTAGTAGAAGAATACTCAAAGCTATTATCTTTCTTGAAGCTTGGAAGAGCAATAGGCTTTCTATAGTCTACTCCAAATACTTCAGATATAGCTGAGGTGGCAACTAAATTACCATCTGCATACATGCTGATTTTATCTTCATTTGGATTACATGTAATATCTACTAGAACAAACTGAGAAGATACATTGCCAAATCCTGTTGAAGATAGATCGACTTTCATTTTATAGAAACTCTCGTAGTCTTGACAATCATCATTATTTATGAATGATGCTGATGAAAAGTCCCTAGCTTGTGTGGGAGCAACAAAAAAGCTTAGAGATGAGACAGGATCGTTATCATACTGTTCATTACTGTATGCCGAACTTACTTGAGTGATTCTTCTGTCTCTAGTGAACCCACAAACCATGCCCCTAACAAACTCGCCTCCCCGCTCAGGCTTCAAGAAATCTAGATCTCTGTAAGCTCCTGTGTGATCTATGGCAGAGGCTGCTGGATTGTGGCCTACATTTTCCGACGCTATCAGAACTTTAGTCAGAGAGGATGTTGATGCGCCCCCATCACCACTCAACCAGCCAAGCTCACCGTCTGTAATATTTGGAACATGGACCCAGCACTCCATAGTGAACCCAGTTGACGAATAAGTTAGATCCCTGAACTGGCTGGTGTCGGGGAGCTTGATGAAGGAACCCAGAGCGGAAGCCGCTACAACATCTGTGCTTTTGTTTTTTACTATGCCCTCTAGGTATGGAATTGCGATTCCTGACACGAATATTGATCGCCTAGATGCCCCTACTAACTGTGCATTATTGTACATATTATCTGTAGCGCAGTTAGTAACATTGAAGTTTGTAGACGATGGCAATTCTAAACCACTGTCTAGGAAGTTATAGATAGCAAAAAGATCTCTTGATACTATCTGATCATTCAAGGCAAGCACCGTCCCAGAACTAGATCCTGAGGGTGAGTACAGAATACTGCCCTTGCCTACTGGAGGCACAGAAAGTTGGCTAAAAGATATTGATGGTGCCTTTTCTTGAGCAGCTTTTACAAACTTTGTTTCTAGTGGTAAAACGATGCCTTCCACATCAGCTTGTTTAAATACCAGTGCTTTTTGTTTTTCAAGATCTACAGCCAAGTTGTACTTTTCAAGATATGAAAAATCGTTGATTGGGATGTCTCCTGGGCCGAACTCAGGGCCGCTTAGGTCTCCGTAGATTTGACCAGCCTTTACAGCAACCTCGATTTGCTTCTTTCTTCTATTGATCTTTGTGTTATGATTAGCGATCTCAGACATAATCAGATTTCGCTGATTAGTTACAACAGAGGAATCTTCTCCAAACTCGTCAATGAAGCCTTGTAGGTCTGAGGATAGGTCATACACATGCTTGTCTCTCTGCTGCTTTACAACTGCAAGGAAGTGATCTTCGTTGTAGTAATGCTGAAGGCCCGCACTATCATCAATCCTGTTTGGATCAAAGATGTTATCAGTAAACTTGTTAATCGACTCGATAGATATTGCTTGACCTTTGCCCCCTAGGTTTGGATCGTAATCATATTTCCAAGCATCACCAACAGGAACCATTCCCGAAATAGCTAGATATACAGGATCTAATCCGCCCTCATAAGAATCATAATAAAGGCCATCGTTCGTAAGAACATAGGAACCATCTTTGGATATGGGAGGACCGTATGTTAGTCGGAACACAGGATCATCTTCATCCAATCCAGGATCCTCTAAAGACACCCGATCAAAACTAGTGCCCGATAGGAATTGATCTAATTCACCGCTGTCTAAGAACTTTGGCTCTAGTGAAGGGTCTTTTGCTCTGGCTGCAAAGATGTCATTGATGGCAGAGATCTTCTCGTCAGCAGCTTTTATGAAGTTACCCGCTTGTTCCAGAGCAGCCTTATCACCAGCATACATGGTATCAAAAGCCTCATCAATCTCCTGCTGTGATAGCGAAGCTTTTTGGTCTGCTGAGTTTCCTGATTGAAACTTTTGTAGTTCACTAAACTTATCTAAGCAACTTTTAATTGCGTTGATCTCATTAGTGATATCTGTGTAGTTCTGATAGATTTGAGCGCCGAATGATGCTGCATACTGGAAAGCTCCAAGAACTCCAGCTAAGTTATTTTTAGTTTTGGAGTCGTCATTATCAATACCCATCCAGGCGGAATCAGAACCGAACTTGAATGTGCCAGTCTCAGTATCAAACTCAATGATGCCTGTATTGAGCATCATTTTTTTAAATGTCTGCTTGGTAACCTCGTTTGCTTTAGCTTTAGCTGTAGCAATCTGTGATTGCACATTTGAAAGCACGGAACTGGGTAACAGATTCAGAGCTTGGTTTGCTAGATTTAGCATACAGCTAGGCATACCATAAGACATACCCAGAGCTTGAATAGCTCCAGTGCCAGTTTGTCCTTGAACTTTTAGGAATGTTTCTAAATCGAAAGATGCCATGTCAGTAAGTGGTTACTCCCGTGTTTTGATACTTGCTCTGAGGATTGGGGATGCTGGGGCTTGTTGGATTTGCAGTCTCACTTGCCAGATTAATAACGGACCCATCAATATCTACCCCACCAGCGCACTCTACATCCACTTTTGTACAATTAACGCTGTATTTTTGGCAATCAATGTTCATATTGCCATCAGCCTTCATGTTGATATCCTGTCCCGCTGAGATGTTGACAGAACCTCTCGTCTTGATAGTGATTCCTCCACCCGTACCATTAGTCTCTATGACGATCTCTTGGCTGTTTCCATTCTCATTCAGACACTCAATAAATATCTTTCCTTGTTCGGCCTGAGTAAAAACATTGACATCCTTCCATTTGCTTTGGATGTTAACATTCCCAGCCTGTACGCCCTCTCCCCAAGGCACGCCATTTGCATTGTTGAGAACCTGTAGCTCCCGACCACCACCGCCTACCACGATATCAGTCTGAGATTCTGTGTTGATGTATTTTTGTGGACCAACAGACTCCACCTGAATTGACCTAGCGGCCATGCTTTGGTTCTGTGGGTCGTCAGTTAGTGTAATTCTGCTACCGTTTCCGCTGTCTAATATAATTGAATCAATATTAGGAGCATCATGCATGGTAATTTTTTTAGCACGGGTTGAGGTTAGCTCAGTCTTCCTGTTGAAAAAGTCTGGGTTGTACTCGTCAGACATAGTGATGCCAGCACCTTGCGGACTCTTGAAAACATATCGCATGGGAGCACCGCGTGCTTTATACATTTCAGGATCTACTCTTTCCAGAGGCATTACCTTTGTATCTTTAATCTGTTCTCCGACCACTTCCCCAGGTTCGGGGGAGAATGTAGTTCCTAGGTAGTACCAGCTTGTCCCGCCAGTTACCTTACAGACTAGAACCTGCGTTCCCACCTCAGGCACCGCTACGAACGCGCCCTCGGCATTTGAGCCGTAGGGGCTGACATAGTACACGGTCTGCTCATCGTTGCCCTCAGAGGCGATCTTGGCCCTGAATGCGCCGCTCCTGCCTGGATCCACTCGGCTGCGGACCTCGGCCAGCGATATGGCTCCTTCGTTTCTGCACTCTTGCATGTTATTCCTCTGGTTTGAACTTTGGCGCATTTTTTACAAGCTTAAACTCTGAGCTTGCCGCGCCAGTTGTAATGGTATGTTTAAATCCCATTATTTTATAGAGTCCACTAAAAAACTTATTTAGGAGTTTTCTCTCTCCCCTAATTGATTGCTTGATTGGCTGATCCTGTGCGAACACTATGCAGGGGCTGCTGATAGAAGCTAGTTTTGAAATATGAAAAGTCGGTAGAGTAGTGATACTCATCTGTAAGGCTTTTCTATAAAGATCTTCTGAGAAGTCTGCTAGAATAGAGTTTGGGTTGCCAGGAAGCTCTTGATCTACAAGGACCAGCCCGTGCAGATTTTTTTGTTCTTGATCTTCTAGGATAGCAGCGAAAGAATCTGCTGCTGCTTCTGCCGAATCCACTTCAAGGTCTTCAGCCAACTCAGGTGATACCCTGGCCGCTAGTCCATTAAGTATTTCTTTTTTGTTCTCATCCCCTAGTCCTTGTGAGAAGCCCTTACTTCTTAAGTATGCGATGGCTGCTCCCCTGGTTCTGATTGGGAAGGTGCCAATCCCTGTAGGCAGAACTCCTTCAGCTACAGCCGAAGTTAGCTTATTTATTTCTTTTTGATACCCCATCTTTAGTAGGGAGAAGTAGATAGCTCCAAATTTAAACTTTAAGTCTAGTACATTGGGATTCTGAGTATTGTATCTGAATACTGGTATACCATTCTCCTCAATATACTTTTTCTCTTTATCAGTGAATGACTCATCCTGATATGCAAAATCATCAGGCAGATAAGAAATATCTCCAAATGCCCCAGAGCCCTTTACTACTGGATATACTATTTCTCTTATCTGTTTATTATAAACCTCGTTAGTGAGAGCTTGTCTATCTAGAGGATGGAGGGGGATCTGTGTTGCCGCTGCAAGTGCATAATCTTCAGAGGTAGGCTCCTCCGATCCTGAGGTATTTGTTGTCTTGCTTTGTTTAATTTTGCTCTTATTAGCCTTATCCTTTAAGGCTTTAATTGATTCTTCTTTTGCATTTAAATCCACCCCAGCATATAGGTATTCTTTTATCAAGGCAAGATCTCCAACTATGACAGCCGAATCTCCATCAAAATTGTCATACCCAGCAAAGGTGTAGTATCTAGCGCAAGGTAAGCTTATGGCTTTTGATGACCATTTCTTTACTACATTCATGTCGGTTTCTGTCATGATTGCAAGACTAGACATCTTGTAAGATTCTTGAGCAAGCTTTTTGATTCTGTCAAATATCTCTTGAAGGACGCCCATGTGATCTGGCACCTGTCTATCCGTCTTGTCTATGACTGCGGTAAAATATCTTTCAGAGTAAAAGCTCTCAATTGCATCAGTAAATCTTGGATACTTTTCAAACTCAGCATACTTAGCAATAAGCCCCGTAGGTATGGCCTGCTTTTCTAATCTCTCTGCGTCGGCTCTGTCTCCTGTGTGCATACGCAGACCGAGGGATTTGAGAGTGCTCTCTACAAACATCTCTGTCTTCCCCTCTTCGGTTTCAGTTTTTCTTGCAATATCCTGTGTTCTAGATGCTATGAATCCTCCAATTAGTGGGATATTACTAGCTGCTGTGGCCGCTGCTTCAAAGCCAGAAGAATCAATTACATTGAACTTTCTAGCTTCGTCATTAATTGCTTGTCTACAAATAACATTTATATTAGGCAGTAATACGATTACATTCTTATTACTTGTAGCTTTCTGAACATAACTACGAATCGCATCGACTACCATACAATGAAAATCGAATCTTTCTAATTTATCAGAAAGAGCTTCAAAACCTGCATTACGCAAGACCTCCCTGGTCTCCTCTCTGTAAGTCTCTACGGATGATTCTTCTCCTAAACCAAGATACTCAGTAGGATTGTAGGCTTTGTCAGATCTAAACTTTATCTCCTGAGATTCTCCTGCATAGCGCATCTTCAGCCCTTGAAGGTTTAAGTTAATCTTTTCGTTGTACGCCCCTCTTCTCTTTCCTATATCAAAAGTATTTGAAGTAGGGGTCATCGTTAAAGTAATTTTCTTACTTCCTTTGATTGCGATGTCCGCATTGGTTAGGATAGTTCGGTGAGGTCCTGACCAAAGATTTAAGTTATTGCCTGTTCCGTAGGCAACATATATTTCTCTGTTTCCTATACTTTGGCTTATCTCTTTTTTATACTGTGCAACATACTCTTTAGAATACTTTTCCTGACTCTGCTTTACATCGGCAGGTTTATCAGTTACAAAGCCCTTTGTTTGTTCAGTTCCAGAAGAGGAGAATCCTTGAATTAGTTTAGCTGGATTAGTGGTAAAGAATCTTTTTTCAAACTCATCCTTTGGGTCAATGAAGCTCAGAGTCATCTTCATGCCACCGCCAAGACCCAGGCTATGTTCAAAAGATATAAAGTTAGGATTCGCAGTGTTATCAAACAGCAACGCATTATCTTCCAACCCTTCAGTTAGTTGGGCCACCAAGCTTTTGTAGGTGGCCCCTGAAGAGAATAAGCGTTCCATGGTTTCCTTGCTAAAGGCGACCAAGACATTTGCTGTAGGTATATTCATTGAATCTTAGGAATCAAAATTCTGTCGTTCTCGTTGAACCCCTCGAAAGGATCATCTACGCTATTAACTAGCATCAGCAGCCACCAGTTCTTGGGGGTTCCGTAAAACACATTAGATATCAGATCTGGCCTGTGTGCATATCCTGCTGGAACATAACCGACTTCATACTCAAAGGCATTGTCTAGATCCTCTAGAAGAGAATCAAACTTCTCAGCATTTACAATAGTATTCGTAGTCACGCTTCTATGCTGCACGCGCACCTCATCTAAAGTATAAGGCCCTCTATCTGTATTAGCCATTGTTATATCCTGGGTCCATGCTGTTAGTTTCACCTAGAACAACTGCTTCCCATCCAGCTAAGTTGTCTCGTTGTATTGGGTTACCCTTTGGTGCAAACTCTCCAAAGTCTCCTGTTCTAAACTCCTCCAGCTTCAGATTAATTTTAAGCTGCCTTGGAAGGAGCGTATCCAGGTCATACCCTGCTGCTTCATTATAATCAATTGAATAATCAGTGCATATGCATGGAATATCTTGATATAAAATACCATGACGAAGCCTGATCACTGGAGGACCGTAAATAGGATTCTTTGAATAATTAACTACGCTAGATCTGATGATATTAGTCCAGTAAATAATTAGATCTATAATCCTATATTTTAGCTGCTGAGATTCATTATACTCAATAGCATTCTGTTGGAATCCTGTGTTTGGTCTATCGACAGCTACAGAGGTTGGTGTCTGTGCAATCTGAGACAACGCTAGTTGTTCTAAGCCATATCGAGTTCCAATATGCTCTTTGTCTTCTACGCTAAGAGCGCCGCTCAAAGTAGACTCAAGGCTGTTGAGAACTTGCTTCGCTGAGTCTGTTGCCAAGCTTTTTGTATAGTCGGTGCCTAGCTTGAATGCCATACCATCAGGAATAGACTGAGTTTTATATGGCTCTAAAAACTTTTGTTTTTCTAACTCAAGATTGTCCTTATCCTGCATGTAGCTGATATACTTATCCATCGTAATCTCAGGATGTTCTTCAAGCAGGTGGGGCAAGCTAATATTAAATGTTAAGTTTAGCACTCTAGAATCAGCCCCCATGTAGCTGTAGAGATTACTGGATCTAGAGATTAGTGAGTATTTCTGATAGCGAGCTTTCTTAGATTCCTTGATGGCTACATTCTCGAAGAAAGGAAGTTCCACCACATAGTAATCGCTCCCCGTGGTAGGCATGGGGAAGTAGAACATTAGTTTAGTTCTTTCAGGTAAAGCTCTATCTACGATGTGGCGTGATGTCATGATCCTGTATTGGTAGCACCTTCGTTAGGTTTATTTTCTTGAGCGGCTCTTTGCTCATTTGCAACCCTGAGTTCCTCTAGCATCTCTTGCGCGGTTGTATCTCGTCCAACACCCAGGATGCCTTCAATGCTCCTGCCTAGCATGTTAGCAGTTTCATCTAAGAACTCTGGTGAAGTGACGATTTCTGGAGTCTTTTTATTTATCTCGTCTGTATTCTTTGCGGTTTGCTCGTTGAAACCAAATGCCTTTTGGTCTAGCTCCATTTGATCACTGAACGCCTTAAGTATCTCCTCATCAGTTTTCTTTTGTTCTGCTGCTGCCTTAGCTGCCTCTGCGTTCTTAGCGGCAGCATCCGTTTTATCTGCCCCCGTCATCCCATCTGCGAAAACTTCCGCTGGCTTGTCCCTAAGACTTTCAGCAGCACCTTGAATAGATTCTCCTATGGCTTCAATCGTATCACCTAGGAGAGGAACCACAGACCCCAGCTTTGAAATCATCCTTCCTACAAAGTCTGCGAAATCAAGCATTGTATTTTTTACAAACGAAACCACACCATCGAAGTCTGTAAACAACAGAACAAGACCGCCCACGACAGCCGCTATTGCTATAAATGGCGCAGCTACGGGGAAGATAGCCAAGAGGAGCCCACCAAACGCAGTTATCAGAGGCAGGACTGCTGTAATCGCCATGATTGTGAACTTGATGGTCAATAGGCCGACTGCTATGCCTAGACCAACTAGTGCCACATCTTTAAACTTCATCACAGCAGGAATCAATGTTTTTGCAAAATATTCTTTTAACTCAGCAAACTTCTCTTTAGCCTTTTCTACAATTCCTTGCAACCCACCGAACTGGAGATAGAGTCGCATCCCTTGTATTACCAAGGTTTGAACAGCTTCCTTTAGATTAGTAGCAATTATTGAAGCTATGTTCTTAATTATTGGGAAGAACTCTAAGAATGCTTCTTGAAGCGGCAGCAAGATCTCATCCTTCATAACCGAAAGCTGATTTCCAAAGTCCGCTGTCTGCTCCTGCTCTACCGCAACTCTCTGGCCGAACGCATCTTGAATCGTTGTTAGATCCACAGCAGACTTACCAAAGATGTCAGCCGCAACACCTACTTGGAAGAACCCTTGACTGGCATCACCAACTACACTTTTAAAATTATCAGAAGCTGTTGCGATTGCATTTTTCAGAATCATCTGAGCTTCTTCTTGAGACTTAGCTGCTGCTAATTGCTCCCGCACACCACCGATACCTAGCTGGGTCAGCTTCTCGTAGCCTTCCATACTGGTATCCATGACCATCTTCATGACATTGTTAAGAGGTCCCGACATGGCTGGTCCAAGCTCTGCTTGTAATCCAGCAACAGCAGCGTTTACTTCAGCGCCCATTCCCGCTAGTTTTTGAGCAGGGAAAGACTCAGCCATCATGTTAATGGCACCGACTAAGTTATCCGTGCTGATCTGAAACTCAGCACCCATCTCAACCATGTCACTAGCTAACTTATTAGTGGCTTCCCGACTAAGGCCCATGGTCATTTCCATGTTGGCAAAAGCGGCAGCAGTCTTTGCTGAAGCTGTGCCAGTTAGTCTTTGCTGATTAATTAGTCTGCCGATCCCTGCTGTGTTCCCCTGTAAACCCGCCTCAAGGCCAGCAATCGCTCCTGCGAACCTCTCATTCAGATCTCCGCGTAGGCCCCTCATTTGGCCCCCTAGCTGGTCACTTGCCTGTCCAAAGGACATACCTAGAGCAAGGGAGGACTTCTCCGCTCTCTGGGCGAAGCCGAACGCAGATTCGATAGAACCCTTTAGGGAATCCATCGCTTTTGTCAATCCTGTGATTGCTACATCAGTTATCATTGTTCAACCTCATCTGACGGTACTTTACTGATTCTGTGAAGAGGACCGAAGATATTAGACATGATATATGTTCGGTATCCATCCTCAGGCAGTTCGCTATTGTTATATAGCGTTTCAAGAGATTCTGGGGAATAAGAGCCGTCTGGTGGAACCTTGAATCCTGTTAAAAGCTGATTGCCTGTCTTTGCATCCTTTGTAACTGGCTCAGTCAGAAGAAAGATCCTGAATCCCCTACTACCCTTACCTGTACCCAACTTATACCTGAAGAATAGTATATCCCCTGGCTGACCACAAGAATCGCTCTTGGGAACCATAGCTATCCTCAGATCGTCGTTAGCTCCGACCTGAGTAAGAAAACTCTTGATTTCTTTTGAAAATCCACGCATGTCTCTATATTATATATTAAGAATATAGAGCTATGAGTTATAACCTAGATGTAGATATTATTGATTTTCTTGATCTTATAAATGAGACACTTAGTTACTCTTTTGTAGAGAAGTGGAGACATAAGTATAGTGAGAAGTTTATTAAGCACTTTCAGTTCAAGATACTGGATGCTATGAATAAGCAGAAGCCTATTAAGGCTGAAATGCTATACAATTACTTAACTAAGAAGTGTAAGTATTCACACGATCAAGTACAAAACTTTTTTACTTCTGTAGAGATTGATATCTACACACCGTTCATTTACGGTTCTTATCCGAAGACTTCTTAGCCTTTAGCTCATCAATCTTGCTCTGAACTTCGTGCATGGTGCAGAACTCAGGGCAAGCAGTCTTGTAGGCGCACCAGTTACAGAAATCGTTCCTGTTGGGCTTCATGTCGTCCTTCTTGCTCTTGCGGATCTTCCACACCTCGTCAACAATCTTACGAGCGTGTGCTGAGATCTGAGGAATAGAATACTGGACATGCACGAAATTGTTAGTGAGTGGGTAGTAGTGCGCCGCCACGATGTTTGAAATAGGCACATCGTATAGCTTGCTGATGGCGTACACATACCCCTTGAGTTGGGAGTCTTGGTAAAGCTCGACCTTGCTTTTCTCACGCTTGGAAGTCTTGTAGTCGATAACTAGATAACCTCCATCCTTGCCTTTGATCACGCGGTCAATTACTCCGTTGAGAGTAATGTCATCCTTGACTGGGACTTCGAATACAAGCTCACAGGCTACGGTGCCCTCCAGTTGCTCATTGAACTTGAGAAAATTCTGGATACACTTTAAATCCTTGCCGTCGTACTTCTCTGATACCTTGTATGTGCCCTTCACTTCTTCAGCGATCTGGACAAGCTCCTCCTCGGTCTTGGCGTTCACACCATCCTCAAGGATCTTGTGGATATATGATCCAAAGTGTAGGGCATCCGTGTTGGACTCTTCTGGCTCAGGCAGTCGATCAACATACCGATAGCGGTATTTCAGTTTGCACTGCTTGAAAGTTTGATACTTAGATTCGGAAATAGTTTTTATGTACATCATTGCACCTCAGTTTATTAGAGACTACATCACCCAAAACTTCGCTGACAAAGGCAGGTTATCTTCTACGGGTCAAGAATTTATCATGGAGTCCATCTTCGTCCAGAATGATTGGAAGAAGCACATGAGCGTCAATGTAGATAGTGGACTTTGGCAGTGCTTCAAGACTGGACGCTCTGGTAACTTCGTGCGGCTGTATGCTGAGATCGAGGAGATCCCCTACTTCCGTGCCTACAGGGATCTGATGATCAGGAACTTCGAGTTCCTGGGTGAGGACATCCCTGAGCAGATCAAGGAGGAGCGCCAGCTAGAGCTAGATACTGAGAAGCTGATCCCCATCAACATTGAGTCGGGTTACTCTGACGATCCTAAGGTCCTGAACGCATGGAATCAGCTTTGGAACCGCCATCTTCTCACCGAGAAGGATGCTCCTGAAGCAGAATACTACCTGTGCGTGGAGGGTAGGTTTGCCAACCGCATCATCATTCCGTTTAAAAAGGAAGGCATCGTCTATTACTTTCAGGGACGAGCATTGGGCGATCAACAGCCTAAGTATCTGAACCCCTCTACAGAGATCGCACCAAACCCTTCTGAGATCCTGTATCCCTACGATGAGGAGGCTGACCATCTTGTAGTTTGTGAAGGACCTCTGGATGCCAAGTCTCTTCAGCTTCAAGGCGTCAATGCTACAGCGACCATGAAGAACTACATCAGCCCACGCCAAGCTGAAATCCTCTCTACATTCAACGGACGGGTGATTCTTGGATTCGACAACGACGATGCAGGACTTCGAGGTTGTCAGAGGTTTGACCAGCTACGCCGTGAGCGTCTGATGGAAGACTTTTGGGTCTGCTCTCCCCCCAGTGGGTGCAAGGATTGGAACGAAGCACATATAAAGGGAGAAGACCTCCCCGCTTGGATTAAGCGAGAAAGTCTCCTCTATAACTTTGAATACAAAATGCTAAACGAAATTAGCTCACTGTGAAATAGTATGGAGGTGAGATGATAGTCTCGTTCAGTAGAGTATACTTCACTACCGCTCTATAGGTTCCAGTGAGTCCCCCAAAGTCTGCGACTCTTGGGTGTGTTGCGAGCGTTGTGGTATCAAATCGGAAGATCATGGTATTGTCACTTGTGACATCCATACTTCCGCTGGTATCTGAATATCCTGAAACCACCACAGTTGCGGGAAGAGTAGTGGAATCTTCATTCACTTTCTCTATCTGCATCATGGCGCTGGTAATCGCTGAGTCTTTGAATATATTCTTTATGCTCTGATCAATATCTTTATTCTGAATTGTGATATCAGTTGTAACCTTTAGATTTTCAATCGAGCTTAGTGTCAGATGTTTGTTAATTAGTTTGTTTCTAGTTGCTAGTAGTAGGGGCTGGGTTATCGTGAAAAAGGTATCATCATAAAGATGAAAATCATTGATTAGGGTTTGATAATCCGAACCAGCCGCAAATTGGATGGTCCAACAATCAATGTAATCATTTACAGCAGATGCCCCATTTGCTATCACCAGGGAAGATCCATGAAAGTCGTAGCTACCAGATATATCCTGGGTGCCGTCGAGAACACAAATATACTCGCCCTGTCTTACACGGTATACACCACTTAGGCAAGAAGGATCACTAGCAGGTAAGTAGCTAGTTGGATCAAGAGCAGCGCCAGCGTCATTAGCTGAAGCCCCAAATTGCATCAATATGATTGAGGAGGGAACAGAACTAGAGATTAGATTATCACTAGCAAGAACTGTACTAGGAGTAAAGTTAGAAGACTTTTGAAATACTGTTACACCACTAATATCATTGGGATCGTAGTACTCTCCATCATTAATAAAGAATGCCCTCAGTGCGACCTTCTGGAGTACAGTGGGTCTATTGTGTCTATCAACTACTTGTGTTCCGTTTAATTGCATCTTGTTCTCTCTCCAGATCCTCGCGTAAGAGTTTCAAAAATACCGTTCTTTCGGTACGAGTCATCTCTTTCACATCAGAATATGTGAATCTGGCTCGCTTTACAAGTATATAGGCTTCTAGAAGAAGATTGTCTACATCAATTACTTCTTCTAGTTCACATCGAAAAAATTTGAATCAATTGGTAGATCTACGACCGTTACCCCTCCGCAGCTAGTGCATTCAAATTTAATCTTCGTATCGACACCAAAGTCGGTCTTAACCGCATTAAGGATAGTTCTGATGTCCTTCAGCGGAAGCTTATCGACTACAGTTGCGATGATAGACTTGTCTGTATGCCCATCAATCTCGACAACAAATCTCCACATTTGATCTAATGCAGCCTGGGTGTCTTGCATCATCTTCTCATCACGAACTCTTGGCAGTCTGACCTTTGCTTCTTTTTTAATCGTAGGAAGCATCACTGTAACGGGATCTACAAAATCATCAGGGACAGGGTTCACATTAAGGTGAGATAGCTGAACTGTAGTTGGGTTTTCAGCTTTGCAGTGTGAGCAAACTAGAAGGGTGTTATAGTCATCTCCATAGGAAATCTCCCTAAGTTTCATGATTAGATAAAGCTTATCCATCGAAAGAAGATCAGGAATATTGAGATTTGTCGTGCAACGCTGAAGAATTAGATTTACTGGATCCTGTCCTTTCCCAGCACTAACAAGTGCCTTCTCATCCTCGAAGGTCATGGGGCGAATAGTAATGGGTGCCCCAGGGTCCTCCAGTTTGTAAACCCGACACTCAGAGGGCAGGTCTACCTCTACAGCGGTATCTGTGGGTAGCTCTTTTAAAATATCATCAATGACGGCTTGCTTTGCGTCATTGTTTTGCTGTTTATCTATCATATTTCAACTCCTGAGAGTATATTTCCTACTCTATAATAGTGTGATGAAGATCCATGTCGATAACCTAAATTCGCGTATAGAAACCGACAATCCTGAACTTCTGAAAGCACTATACGAGCTTTACTCATTCAATGTCCCAGGTGCGCGGTATTCCCCCGCGTACAAGCGCAGACAGTGGGATGGTAAGACTCACTTCTTAACCAAGTCTGGTGTTTTTAAGACTGGCCTATTATCTAGGCTTCTCGCGGACCTAAAGAAGATTGACTGCACGCCAGAGATCATTCAGAATACTCGTATGCCTGATTTAGAGCATTCAGACTACGAGATCCCAGGCTTCACATACTACAACTACCAAGAGGAACTGATTGCTCGCGGACTAGATAATATGAGGGGCATCATCAAGTCTCCAACGGGTTCAGGTAAAACTTTGATTATGGCTGGTCTGATCAAAGCGTTGGAAGGCAAGAAGATGGTTATTCTGTTCTCTCAGAAACAGCTTCTGACTCAGACTCATGATTTTCTTACTAAAGCTTGCGGCATGGATAATGTTGGCCTTTGTTTTGGTGAGGGTTATATTTATGGCGATATCATGCTTTGTACTGTTCAGTCTATTGAACGAATACTTGACACCCACCTCGAAGAAGCAGAAGTCCTCATGGTGGATGAGTGCCATGAGTTTTCTAATGGGAAAACCACACTAGCTGCTCTCAGAAGCTT